GATATGGCTAAACGTATGCAAGATAAAGAAAGCATTGCCGGAGTGTCATGGCTGATTGTCCTTGCTCTGTCATGCTGGGGCGGCCTGGTCCGATACCTTATTGACGTTAAGCAGAACAAAGCCACCTGGAGCTGGATTAATGCGCTGGCGCAAATTGCAGTATCCGGCTTTACCGGCCTTATTGGTGGCCTAATCAGCGTAGAAAGTGGCCTGAGCCTTTACATGATTCTGGTTACGTCTGGCATTAGCGGAGCGATGGGCTCCGTGGCGCTGACGTATTTCTGGGAACGCTTGACGGGGATGAAGAATGCAAACCAGTGATAAAGGCATTGCCCTGATCAAACAGTTCGAAGGCTGTAAACTAACCGCCTATCAGGACAGCGTCGGCATCTGGACGATCGGTTATGGCTGGACTCAGCCTGTTGACGGGAAACCAATCCGCGCCGGGATGACGATTAAGCAGGAAACAGCAGAACGTCTGCTGAAGACCGGACTGGTCAGCTACGAAAGTGACGTGTCCCGCCTGGTTAAAGTCGGCGTGACTCAGGGGCAATTCGACTCCCTGGTGTCGTTCACGTACAACCTCGGAGCCCGTTCACTGTCGACATCGACCCTTCTGCGAAAACTCAACGCTGGTGATTACGCTGGTGCAGCCGATGAGTTCCTGCGCTGGAATAAAGCTGGTGGGAAGGTGCTGAATGGGCTGACACGTCGGCGGGAGGCAGAGCGGGCTCTGTTCCTATCATGATTGGCGCGCTGGTTAAGCGTTGCTGGCTGCAACTGATTGTGGTGTCGGTAATCGGCGTGCTGGCGTTCTTCGTTAACCACTACCGCGACAACGCCATCACCTACAAAGACCAGCGCGACAAAGCCACCAAAAGTCTCCGCCTGGCTAACGACACCATCAAAGACATGCAGACCCGCCAGCGTGATGTCGCTGCGCTGGATGCCAAATACACGAAGGAATTGTCCGATGCGAAAAAAACCATTAACGATTTGCGTCGGGATGTCGATTCTGGCGTTAAACGGCTGCGCATCGCCGCAACCTGCCCTGGAATGTCCAAAGCCACCTCCGCCACCGGCGTGGATGATGCAGGAGCCCCCGAACTTACTCCAGACGCTCGACGGAATTATTTCGATCACCGGGACGGAATCGAAACCGTTAACAAAATGATTCACGGCATGCAGGAATACATCGATACGCAGTGTCAGAAATAATTCGTCACCCACTACAAGAGAAACAAAGCCTGACTTCGGTCGGGCTTTTTTATGCCCGAATTTCACCGCGCACCGCAGCGCATTCAACCCACGTCGAACCATACCCTTTGAAATGAGCCTTTGAGGAAGTCAGTTAGTGCTGGCGAGCCTCGACGGGCTGATTTCCTATGCGGCAAAGGTTCATCTCAAAGAAAGGTACACGCCATGCAATTAGTTGAAATCAAGAAGCTCGACCTGGTCACCAACTCGGCAGTGATCGCCAGTGGTGTCATGAAGGATCACAAGCCAGTGATTCAACTCATCAGGAAGTACAAAAGCGACCTCGAAGAGTTCGGAAGGGTGGAATTTGAAATGCGACCCTTTCAAACCGATGGAGGCATGCAGAAGCAGGAAATAGCACTGCTAAACGAACAGCAAACCACGCTGTTGATCACCTACATGCGAAACAATGAAGTTGTGCGTGAATTCAAAAAGCGCTTGGTATATGAATTCTTCACTATGCGCAGCGCGCTGGCGAAGAAGAAGATGGATCGCAACTCGGCGCGTCTGGAGTACAAGCCTATGACCGATGCCATCAAGCATGAGCGTGAGGCGCAGGGTAAGCAGATCGCCCCGCATCACTTCAGCAACGAAGCTGACCTGATTAACCGACTGGCGCTGGGCATGACGGCGGCCAAGTTCCGCGTGCATCACGAAATCGGGAAGAAAGAGCCGATCCGCGATTACCTGACGCCGGAACAAATTCACTGCATCACCGAGCTACAGCGCGCCAACACGGTATTCATCAGCATGGGGTGGGACTTCGAACAACGCAAAGAAGTGCTGCGCGGCATGTTCGAGCGTAATCACCGCCAGCCACTTATCGAAGAGCAGCACCGCTTGGCCGCATAACCACAAATCTGTGGTTTTTGAGAGCCGCTTTCACAACGGCTTTCCATTACAAAGCTCATCTGCGGGTGGGCTTGATAATGGTAAGTATTGTCTTCGGGCAGGCTTTGTAGATGTTAAGCGATTATTAAGAGGCAATCATGACTTTAGCTGAACGTGTAAAGAGAATTGAGAGCGAATTAAAAGATATTAAATCGCAACTCAATTCTGGTACCGATTCTAGGAAAACAGCAAAAGCAATGCCCTTATCCAGTCTTGCAAAAGAGGGAGGTATCCCTGGGGGGTTAGTTAAAAAATGTTAACTCAAATACTTGATTGGAAAAATCCATCGTAAGGGCGCCCATTTTAATTAGTTGCATTCCGAAAACGACCTGGAATTTTCTCCCGTTACTTACCAATGGCACTGAAGTCAATTCTGTTGAAAAAACTCTTTCGTCCTCAGTGAACGATATTACCGCATGCCGAACTGTAGTTTCTATTGTTGAGGTGGCTCCGCTTACAGTTGTTTTTTCCGCGACTGGGAGTTTTAAATTGTCAGCAAAGTCTGAATCCACATAGCAAAGATCTGCTCCGGTATCTATAAGTGCGTAGGCACCAGCCTTCAATCCATTTGGTTTATAAACGTTTATATCTTTTGGGCTACTTGGCCATATTGTCAATGGAACTACGGGAATTGCATGCTCCGTGGGGGTATCTGATACCGATCCATCAATAGGGGAAATAAATTTGATTTTTACTTTGGTGATCATCCTTATTCCTTCGAAGAGTTATTCAGCCATCCCTCTGCGCATGTGTGCGCCAGTGTCCCACCACTGACGGGCTGAATGCTTACCTTAACCAGGGTTAATACAAAGCAACATCCTGATATACAGACAGTGGCCGCCATCGTGCGGTTTTTTGTTGCCATCACCATGGGTTGGCCCATCGTAATGGCAGTATCCACCTAAGCGGATAAAGAGGCTCTCAATGTCCGACATCTACCAAATCACGCTAACCACCCAGACAGGCGAAACATTCACGGGCAAGATGTCACGACGTCAGCCTGAGCTTGTTAACGGCTTTGTGCCGCTGGCGACGGAAACGGGACAGTGGCTGTATTTCGCTCCTGCCGATGTAAAGCGCGTGGAGTTCACGCCAGTACCGGCAGAGCAGCCCGAACAAACGACGGAGTAACCCATGGTTAACGATGATGAGCGCAGGCCGTATCCGCCGGTTAACTTCATCGCCTCCGACAACTGGCAGCCATACACCAGGCTCATTCCCGCCAATGAAGTGCATGAGTGGGTAAGCCGCCAAATCCTCAGTGATACCGGAAGCATCCATAACCCTGACCACGAACACCTGCTTGAAGCTGATCTCTGCTTCATGTGGGCGTCCGATTCGTTCGCTAAGAAAGGGCGGTATGTCCTCGGCCAGGCCGAACAGGTAATGCTCCGCGCCGGTGGTTGGCAGAAAGCCAGAATGGAACAGCAGATGCATGAATGGTTCGGGCGCATCCCGAAATTCATCATCACGCTGGCAGCCGATTACTGCTCACAATGCAGTGATCTCGAGTTCTGCGCACTGGTAGAGCATGAGCTTTACCACATCGCCCAGGCCACCGATGACTTCGGCGCGCCGAAGTTCAACAAAGAGACCGGGCAGCCAGTACTTACACTGCGCGGCCACGACGTCGAAGAATTCACTGGTGTCGTACGTCGATACGGTGCCAGCAAAGAAGTGCAGGAGCTTGTTGATGCGGCCAATGCGCCAGCAGAGGTGGCTCACATCGATGTAGCCAGGTCATGCGGGACATGCATGTTAAAGCTGGCATAGACTTTATTAGGATTGTCATGGAGGTAGCCTGTGGCAGCATTATCGACAGAGGTTAAAGCCTTCATCGTTCAGTCACTCGCCTGCTACGAGACCCCAGTAAAAGTCATTGAGCTTGTAAAGGCTGAATACGGCATTGATGTCTCACGACAGCAGGTGTCGCAATATACGCCAGGCAACGCAATGGCGGCCAAGTTGAGCCAGAAGTGGATTGACCTTTTCAACGCCACCCGTAAACGATTCCAGAATGAGATCGCCGACATCCCGATCGCAAATAAAGCGTACCGGTTGCGCGTTCTCGACCGAATGGCGACCAACGCTGAAAAGATGAAGAACTACGGCATGACCTCGCAGCTTATCGAGCAGGCCGCCAAAGAAATGGGCGATGCCTACACTAATCGCCAGAAAGTCGAGCATACAAGCCCTGATGGCAGCATGACGCCGCAGCCGACAATCATCCAGCTACTACCCGTTGAGCCGAAAGCATGAGTGAAGCCGTTCAACTGCCGATCCCCGCGAAGCTTGCGCCACTGTTCACCGCGGTGAATAAGCGTTACCGGTGCTCACACGGTGGACGTGGTAGCGCCAAGACGCGCACATTCGCACTGATGACAGCCGTAAAGGCGTATCAGTCGATGATGAACGGTGAAAGCGGCGTAGTGCTCTGCGCGCGTGAGTTCATGAACTCTCTGGAAGAGTCGAGCATGCAGGAAGTGAAACAGGCGATCTTGTCTGTTCCCTGGCTGGCCTCCAACTTTGATATCGGCGAGAAGTACATCCGCACCATCGACAAGAGCGTTAACTACGTGTTCTGCGGCCTGCGGCATAACCTCGACAGCATCAAGTCGAAAGCACGCATCTTGCTTTGCTGGGTTGATGAGGCTGAATCAGTCAGTGAAATAGCATGGCAGAAGCTGAGCCCGACCGTTCGTGAAGAAGGATCAGAGATTTGGGTAACGTGGAACCCGGAGCGCGACGGTAGCGCCACGGATAAGCGTTTCCGCAAAGAGGCAGGGGACGACTGCATCACCGTTGAAATGAACTATACGGATAACCCGTGGTTCCCTGACGTGCTGGAAGGTGAGCGACAGAACGATCAGCGCCGCCTAGACCCGGCAACATACGCGTGGGTGTGGGAGGGTGCTTACCTCGAAAACTCCGATAAGCAGGTGCTGGCAGGGAAATACCGGATTGCCGAGTTCTCGGACCAACTATGGAAAGAGGCCGATCGCCTGTTCTTCGGTGCTGACTTCGGTTTCGCCAAAGACCCTAACACGCTGGTGCGTTCGTTCATCCTGCATAACCGGCTGTACATCGAATACGAGGCATACGGTCAGCAAACTGAGCTCGATCACATGCCGGAGTTGTACGATACGATTCCAGGCGCGCGTGACTGGCCAATCAAGGCCGATTCCGCTCGACCCGAGACTATCAGCTATCTCAAACGTCAGGGCTTCAACATCTCAGCCGCTGAGAAATGGCAAGGAAGCGTTGAGGACGGGATCGCACACCTTCGCGGATTCGATGAAATCATTATCCATCCGCGCTGCAAGAACGTAGCGCGTGAGGCCCGCATGTGGTCGTACAAAACGGACCGCATCACCGGTGAGGTGTTGCCGAAGCTTGCCGATGGTTACGAGCACTGCTGGGACGGTATCCGCTACAGCCTCGACGGTCACATTAAGCGTAAGGGCCAGATGGCCGGGATGATGATTCCTAAACGCCTTCGTTAACCAAACGGACAAACCATGACTGACAAATTAACTCTCGCCGTCAACCATGCGTTGAACGATGCGCGGATGGCGCGCGCCCGTATGGGTCTGATGGCACCGACGATGGGGCTGGACAATAAGCGTCATTCCGCATGGTGCGAGTATGGCTTCCCTGAACAGGTCACCTACGAAAACCTTTACGCCCTGTACCGACGCGGCGGTATCGCTCACGGTGCAGTAGAGAAGCTGGTGGGCAAGTGCTGGCAGACTAACCCGGAAATCATTGAGGGTGATCAGGCAGACAAAAAGCGCAAAGAAACGGCTTGGGAGAAAAATTCCAAGCAGGTATTCAACAACCGGTTCTGGCGCTCATTTGCCGAGGCGGATCGTCGTCGCCTTGTCGGTCGTTATGCAGGCATCCTTCTGCACGTCCGCGATGAAAAAGACTGGAACCTTCCGGTTACCAAAGGGCGAGGGTTGCAGAAGGTTTCCGTGGCGTGGGCCGGATCGCTAACGGTGAGCGAGTGGGACACTGGGCTGAACTCGAAGACTTACGGTCAGCCGAAAATGTGGCAGTACGCCGAACGCTTGCCGAATGGTTCAAGTCGCCGCGTCAATATCCACCCCGACCGAGTCTTCATCCTTGGTGATTACTCAGACGATGCCATTGGGTTCCTTGAGCCAGCTTATAACGCATTTGTTAGCCTGGAGAAGGTAGAGGGCGGTTCAGGTGAGTCATTCCTGAAGAACGCAGCGCGCCAGCAGAACATCAACTTCGACAAAGAGGTTAATTTTAGTGACCTGGCTTCGATGTATGGCGTATCGGTTGATGAGTTGCAGGAGCGTTATAACGACGCGGCAAGAGAGTTAAACCGAGGGAATGACACGCTACTCATTACCCAAGGGGCAAACGTTACATCGCTGGTTTCTCCGGTTTCTGATCCGTCTCCAACCTATAACGTAAACCTGCAAACAGCCGCCGCAGGAGTTGATATCCCGACGCGCATTCTGGTTGGTAATCAGCAGGCCGAACGCTCCAGCACCGAAGACCAGAAATACTTTAATGCTCGTTGTCAGTCGCGCCGCGTAGACCTCTCTTTCGAAATAGAGGACTTCTGCGACAAGCTTATTGACTTGCAGATCGTCGATTCAGTCAGCCAGAAAGCAGTTATCTGGGATGACCTGAACGAACAGACCGGCACTGAGAAGCTCACTAACGCCAAGACAATGGGTGAGATTAACCAGACCATGCAGGGCAGCGGCGATGAACCCGCGTTCACCCGTGAAGAGATTCGCACGGCTGCGGGCTATGACAATGACGACGAAGAGCCTTTAGGAGAAGAGGATGGCGGCGAAGAAGACGAAGCCACCGATTCTGCCGCGTAACTATCAGGATCCGACCGGAGCCGATGCGCTGGAACGCCGGGCAATGAAAGGCTTCGCCAGGCGCATGAATAAGATTGGCAAGGCGTACAAATCAGCACTCGACAAAATACCTTCCTCCCTCGCAGTAAACGCCCGATACGAATACCAACTAAACCCAACGCTACTTTCCATCATCCTGAACGATGCCAGTTACCTGGTGGATCAGGTGCTGCTTGAAGGTGGCGACTACGACCTGTGGTTTTACGAGTACATCGATCTGGCTTCGGAGAAGGGGACCGGGCAGTCGTTCTACAACCTTAGCCAGCAATCCCCGGTGTACGCAGCCGGGCGTGAGTCGCTGGCGTCCATCCTCGCAAGCGACCCGTACCAGCAACGCATGGCGCTGGTGCATGCCCGTGTGTTTGAGGAAATGAAGGGTCTGACTGCTGACGTTAAGCGAGATATGGCGCGCGTGCTGACTGATGGCGTGGGCCGTGGTCTCAATCCGCTGGACATTGCCCGCAACCTGACAGACCAGGCCGGCATCGAGAAGCGCCGGGCAAACCGTATAGCACGCACTGAAGTGACTACCGCGCTGCGCCGGGCTAAGTGGGATGAAGACCAGGAGGCGAATGACCTTTACGGCCTTAAAACGCTGCTGGTTCACATCTCGGCTCTGTCACCGACAACCCGACATACCCACACAGTGCGCCATGCCCACCTCTACACCAATGAAGAGGTCCGTGACTGGTACAGCAAGGATGGCAACTCCATCAACTGCAAATGCAGCCAGCAGTCGGTGCTGGTTGATGCGGACGGCAAGCCGGAATACCCGGACACCATCACGAAACTCAAGCAGGAATATAAATCGATGCAGGCGCGCGGTTACGCCTGGGCGGAGAAATAGCTATGCCAATGCAGGTAAACATCACTACGAAGGTGAACAGTCAGTCTATCCGGCGCGAAACATACAACGGGCGTGAGCACCTGGTGCTGCCGAGTTACACGCTGCCGGCGAACGTCGTCATGAATGGCGGGCTGTACACGCAAGAGCAAATCGACGCCCACTATAAGGGGCTGGAAGGTACCCTGGCACCGCTTGGGCACCCTCAAGTTAACGGTCAGTTCGTGTCTGCTTTCTCCCCAGAGGGGATTAACGCAGGCCATATCGGCGCGTGGAACCGCAACGTTAAGAAGTCCGGCAATCGTATTTACCTCGAAAAGTGGGTTGATGTGGCCCGTGCCAGTGAGTCAGCGGGCGGCAAAGAACTGCTTGAACGTGTCGCGGCCATTGAGCGTGGTGAAGACGTTCCACCTATTCATACCAGCGTGGCCGCATTCCTCGATCAGCTTGAGCCGAACGAGCAGGAGCGCGCAACAGGTGCGGAGTGGGTTGCCGACATCCATCGCATGGACCACGACGCGATCCTGCTGCACGAAGTCGGGGCGGCAACTCCTGAGCAGGGCGTTGGCCTGATGGTCAATGCCGATCTGGCTCAACCGCTCAAGGCTAACTCGGGCGCGCTGGTTGGCGAATCCTACCGGGAGCGCGAACAGCGTCTCGATCGCGCAGCCAAAGCGAAGTTTGCGGCGGGCGCGGATGAATACGCATGGGTTGCTGACTTCACTGACTCGCAAGCGGTAATCATCCGCAACGGCGGAACTGCTGAGGTGTTTGGGTACAAGTCTGAGGGCGGAGTTATCACCTTCGACGATACCGGCACCGCAGTAGCGCGCCAGGAGTCGTGGGTCGCAGTCGTAGCTAACAAATTCAAAGCTCTATTCACACCGCAGGAACAGCCTGCACCAAACCACAAAACGGAGGGCGACATGCCTTTAACCAAAGAAGAACTGGAACAAATCGGCAGCATGATCGGCCAGGCTGTTGCGACCAATACTGAAGCGGCTATTAAGCCTCTCGCGGAAAAGGTTGATGCGCTACAGGCCAACCAGAAGCAACTCGCTGACACCCTGACCGCAAACTCACGCGCTGAAGAGAAATCCAAGCGTGATGCGGTTGCTAAGGTCCATGGTGACATCGTGGCCAACGCGCTTTCTGGCGATGCGCTGGACGCAATGTTCAAGTCGCTGGGCGAAGCTGCTCCGCTGGGCACCAACAATGCTCAACAGCACAAAGAAACCGGCGCACCTGCCGCAGACGAACACTTCAAGTAAGGAGCCGGAATAATGCCACGTTATCGTCGCGTTAATATCGACGGTCAGTCTCTGTACAAGACCGAAACCCGCACTACGGCCGCCGCGCTGCTTCCGGGCACCGCCGCAACCATCAACTCTTCCGATAAGTTTGCACAGGCCACCGCGCTAACCGGCCGCCTGTACATCATCGATGTCGGTTATCACCAGGGCCTGACCATCACCGAATCAATCCCTGCCGGTGATTCGGCTGTCGGCAATTACGTCGAAGAAGGGCGTGAGTTGGCTCTGCTGTGCGTGCCTGGCGCGTATAAGAAAGACAGCCCGATCAAGCTGGGCACGGCTGGTCAGTTCACCCTTGCAACCTCCGACACTGATTCAGTGATCGGCTACAGCCAGGATGAACACACCATCGCCGCCAGCACCACCGACTTCATTCGCGTGCGCATGCGCGTTGGCACTGTCGCCTCAGCTGGCGCGTAACAAAAGGACAAACACATATGTACTTCTCTAAAGAGACGCTGGCGACTAACTCCCGCCTTGGCGGGCACTGGAGCGAGCTGTGGGCAAACCGCAACATGTGGAACCTGCAGAATGACTCCATCATTGCGGCTAACCGCGCAATCATGACGCCTGACATGCTGGCATGTAACGCAGTTGGTGGTTTCTCCCGTGACTTCTGGGCTGAGATTGACAACCAGGTGCTGCAGCTGCGCGATCAGGAAGTTGGCATGGAAATCGTGAACGACCTTATCGGCGTTCAGACGGTGCTGCCGGTTGGTAAAACCGCCAAGCTGTATAATGTGGTTGGCGACATCGCCGATGACGTGTCAGTTAGCATCGATGGCCAGGCGCCATTCTCCTTCGATCACACTGACTACGCGAGCGACGGTGACCCGATTCCGGTGTTCACTGCTGGTTACGGTGTTAACTGGCGTCATGCTGCTGGCCTGAACTCTGTGGGCATTGATCTGGTCCTGGACTCGCAGATGGCTAAGATGCGCAAGTTCAACCAGAAGCGCGTCAACTACTACCTGAACGGCGATTCAAAAATTCAGGTTCAGTCCTATCCTGCGCAGGGCATCAAAAACCACCGCAACACCAAGAAGATTAACCTCGGATCTGGTGCTGGTGGCGCGAACATCGACCTGACCACCGCTGACATGACTGCGATCTTCGCATTCTTCGGTAAAGGGGCATTCGGTACAACCGCGCGCACGAACAAAGTCGCCGCATACGATGTGATGTGGGTTTCCCCGGAAATCTGGGCAAACCTGGCGCAGCCGTACGTGGTGAATGGCGTTGTAAGCGGCACTGTATTGCAGGCGGTTCTGCCGTTCGCGCCGGTGAAAGAAATCCGTATGAGCTTCGCGCTGACCGGTAACGAGTTTATTGCGTACGTTCGTCGCCGTGACGTGATCTCACCACTGGTGGGTATGGCTGTAGGCGTTGTTCCGCTGCCGCGCCCACTGCCTAACGTTAACTACAACTTCCAGATCATGTCTGCTGAAGGTCTGCAAATTACCGCAGACGATCAGGGCCTGTCTGGCGTTGTCTACGGCGCTAACCTGGCGTAAGGAAACAGCATGGCTAAATACGAAGTTGTGCGCCCATGGTTCGGCGTGAAGGTTGGCGACGTGGTGGAGATGAAAGAGCTTCACCCGGCGTTGAAGTCTAACGTCAGGCTGATGAAAGGCGAGGCTGGGGGTGAGCTGAAACCTGCGACACCTGATGCCGGTACTGGTGAGAAATCTCGCAAAGAGATTATTCAGGACCGCCTGACCCAGCTGGGTATTGAGTTCAAAGGCACCCTGGGAGCGGAAAAGCTCAGTGAGCTGTTGCCGGATGGCGAACTCGAAAAGCTTTTCCCTGCTGAATAACAGCCGCCGCTAAGGCGGTTTTTTTATGCCCCGCTCCGGCGGGGTATTTCACGGAGTCGATAATGGTAACTCTCGAACAGGCAAAGGAGTATCTGGAGAGCCAGGGAATTACCATTCCCGATTTTGTTCTTCAGGCTCTCGTCGACCAGGCCAACAGCATTCAGGAGTGTCTGGATGCGCATTACCCTCCCGCAACCGCTCTGCTAATACAGTCCTACCTGTTGGGGCTAATGGCGCTGGGGCAGGGTGACAAGTACATCAGTTCTCAGACAGGGCCCAACGGCGCATCACGCTCATTTCGGTACCTGTCTTTTGCTGACCGATGGAAAGCCTCTCTGGGGCTTCTGAGGGGACTAGATAAGTATGGATGCGCTACAAGCCTGATCCCGCCTGATCCAACTAACACCGCTTTTGCTGGCATCTGGATTGCCCGAGGCGGCTGCATGTGCAACGGGAGTCGATGATGGCGTTGATATCGGTCAAGCAGAGGCTTCCTGAGCCCTTCGTAAAGGTCTGGGTTATCACTGACTGCGGGCGGCGGGTCACGGGTTACGTTAAAAGTAACGGTGAATGGTATTTGCTGTGCCGGAAGGTAGCCGCTGAGAATCCGGAGATTATCCGGTGGGAGGATGATAGTGTCAGCCACGGCTAACTGGTCTTACACCAATGTCGCCACTGTCTACCCTCGCGTCTATGACGACTGGAACAACACCTGGACAAACGGCACCCCATACCTGATTGACTGCACCTGGACGGCGAACAATGAAGTTGCCGTTGATGGCAGTGGTAAAGAGTTCACCACGAACCTGATTTTCTTTACTGAGCTGAAGCGTAATGGCGTTACCGCAACCATGCCACAGCGAGACTGGTACATCGCCAGAGGTGACACTACGGCACTATCAGATCCGCTAAAAGCTGGCGCTAATGTCATCAAAGCTGTAACCGACTGGGATATGTCATTTTTCGGTGAAGAGCCCGACTACAAAATCCTGACGTGAGGTAATCATGCCCGTTAAAGGTATCAAGCGCGTCCAGATGAATACCAGCAGGGTGCTGAGTGACATAGCCGGAATACGCACGGAGAAGGTTCTGTATCAAGTCATGAATGCCGGTGCCAATCATGCTGCTCTAATCACTCCTGTTAAATCGTCAACCCTCATCAACAGCCAGTACAAGCGGCTCGAACCCATGCCCTCAGGAATGATAGGCAGAGTGGGTTACACGGCAAATTATGCAGCTGCTGTTAATGCTGCAAAGGGCAAGCTCAAGGGCAAGCCAAGGCCTGACGGTAGCGGTAATTACTGGGACCCTAACGGCGAGCCGGACTTTCTCCGCAAAGGCTTTGAGCGCGACGGCCTCAACGAGATTAAGGCCATCATCAGGCAAGGATACAAAGTATGACGCGTAGCGAGGTGTATGACGCTCTGAGAGCGTGGTTGCAGTCCCACGGTTTTGATGTCGGCTATCGCGTCCAGAAACGCTTCTGGAACGAGCTGGAAGGAACTGAAGGGGAAAGATACCTCGTCATCCAGCAGGGCAGTGGCGGCAAGCCTGATGAGGCCATAACACGAGATTATTTCAGATTCCTTGTTCTTTCCGGTCAGAACGACAGCGACATTAACGAAGTTGAAGACCACGCTGATGCAATACGTCAGGCGATGATCGACGACTACCAGACTGAGTGCATCATCTCGATGCAGCCAATCGGCGGTATCCCCGCCATCCAGACCGAAGAAGGTCGCTACCTCTTCGATATTTCATTTCAAACCATCATTTCCCGATAACACGGAGATAAAGACATGGCATGTGAAGCTGGTGCTTTCACAGGGCGTGATGTCGTCGTTTACTACGCGATTGGCTGCCCCGAATCACAACCCGCCAACGGTGACTATAAGCGCCTTGGCATGATGCGCGGGAAGACTGTTTCCGCCGAATGGGATACCGCAGACGCTACCGCTGATATGAGCGCAGCGTACACGCAGGAAAATCTCGTAACCTATAAGAACATCTCGTTTTCTGGGGACGGTGTAACCCGCAAAGAAGATGTTTATGCGCAGAACGCGTTGAAGCGTCACGTATACAACCCGCCGGCAGAGACAAGTAACCAGCCGTATGTCTGGCTGAAAATCATCTCTCCAAACGACATCACCGAAGGCCCGTTCATGGTTACTTCGTGGGAAGACGAAGCTCCTCATGATGACGTGGCCACATGGTCTATTGAGGCGTCAAGCGCGGGGCAGGTGGACGTTCGTGATGTCGGCGCCGTAATCACGATCACTACGCAGCCGCAGAACCGCACGCTCACGGTGGGCGATGCGCTCAATCTTTCGGTGGCAGCCAATGTCTCTGACAGTTCCTCTCTCACCTATCAGTGGAAGAAGGGCGGAACTGACATCTCTGGTGCGACGAACGCTACCTACACGAAGGCCAGCGTCGTTGCGGGTGATGCGGGTTCTTACTCCTGTCAGGTTACATCCTCAACCGCCGGCTCGGTAACCTCCAGCCCAGCTACTGTAACCGTGAACGCAGCCTAAATCCATGGGAGGCTTGGCCTCCCTCTTATTGAGAGTTTCCATGAAAGCAATCACCGATATCGGCCAGGCTGTCATTCGCGCCAGCGGCAAAGAGATATTCCTCAACCCTTCATTCCTGGCTATGTCCCGAATCGGAACGCCTGAGCAAATCGTTGATGCTTTCGTGAAAGTTCATGCGGGTCATTACCCAAAGCACAGAATTGCTGACATCCAGACTCTCAAGGCGGCCAATGCCCGCTGCTTTGCTGAAATGGCCGCAGCTGCAGCTAGTGTGGTCAGGCATTGCTCTGAAGGCGACGTTGCCGAAGTCATTGGCTCTTACTCAGTGACTACGGCGGGGCGTCTCGTGTTTAAGCCTGGCTCGTTGCCAGTTGAAGACGTCATCCAGCTGGCGCGTCACCTGATTTTGCATGGCGTAATGGGTGATCAGCCGCCCGAAGAGTTCGAGAGCAAGAAAGGCGAGTACAGCGATAAATTCGATGCCCGTACATTCGTTTATACCGCAGTTGCCCACCTCGGGATGAGTGAGGCAGACGCCTGGAACATGACGATGACCAGCTTCCGGGCTGCCATGAATGCCAAGTTCCCGCAGAAGGATAAAGGGAAGGTGCCAACCCAGGAAAAATACGACGAGGTTATGGACTGGGCAGAGCAGATGCTAGCGATGGATTCGCAGAGGCATGGGCCGCACTAAATGGCCCACTCAGGTGGGCTTTTTCTCAGGAATCTCAGCAGTGAAGCCGGTCACATCCCAAGTTTTTTCCCATATCTCATAACCAAGCTCTTTAAGGCGTAGGAAAGTTTTTTGGAAGACGGTATCGAAATCCTCATCGCTTAGCCCATCAAGCTCCAAATCATCAAGGTGGATATGGAAGGTGGTGTGACCAATTCTGACCTTTTTATTAATCTCAGAGAAAGTTCTTTTGAAAATTATCGCTGATAGCTCATCCCTTGCCTTGCTTACTATCTGAATAGCCTCTTCGGCAGAGATGACCTCATCATCTGACACTTCTGCCAAAAAGCTACCATCAAGCCTCTGCACAATTTCTGCATTCATTGAACGGTTGTTAGCTTTGGCAGAGTCTTCAATTTTCTCTTTAAGTTCAACTGGAAGCCTGATTCGTAGCTGCGGATCTTCTCTGCTCATGTTCAGCGTTATGCCTACAAAAAATTCACAATAAGTAAATTATGCCCCACCGTGGGGTTGACAGCAATGACGCACGGTGTGACACTTACATCAAGCCTCACGGTGGGGCATTTACTGGAGGGTTTAATGGAAAAGGCAAAAGACATGTACCAACGCAAGGTTCGCTTCCCTGAAGACGTACGTAAGGCTATCGAGAAGAACGGTGGCGATGAGTGTCGTCAGTTTAATACAGAGCTTATTTACCAGCTGAGAAAGGTGTACGGATTGGCAGGTGAGAAAAGTGCTCAAGCATAAAAACGTTGAAGCCCCGGCTGCGCTAACAGTCAGGGCTTCGGTATCGAACAAATCCGGCAAGGAAAATATCGACATGAATATTGTAGCAAAATCAGATTACAACTTCCAAGGATTCGCATTTAACCCAGTGACAGAAGGCGGGGCTATCTGGTTTACCTCCACCGAACTGGCGAAGGCACTCGGTTATAAAAAAACTGATGCCATCAGCCAAATTTATGCACGTAATGCTGATGAGTTTTCCGAGTCGATGTCATTGACACTCAATATGAAGGTCAACGGGATAAACAATAGCTTACGTAACAAATCGGTCAGGGTTTATTCACTTCGAGGCGCTCATTTGGTTGCGATGTTTGCCTCAACACCAAAGGCCAAAGATTTCCGACGCTGGGCGCTGGACATCCTGGATCGCGAGGTTAAGGACTCACCGATCGCCAAGCAGTTTTCTGATGAGGAGTTGGTGAGTCTTTGTTACTTGCAGCTCTGGATGGAAAAGAGCCAGCAGATCAGCAAGAAGCTCTATCCTGCGATGCGCGAACTGGGATCTGAACTTTCAGGCAAGCTACGCGATATCGCACATGAAACCAGGTACATGACGGACGAAACCAAAAAGATTTTACTCCGAGAAACACAAAACTTGGATAACACGAATTTTGTCGTAAGTAGCGCTCAGCCTGTGCTGGCAAAACTCCGCGGCGAAGACGGATGGATTCACTGATGGGCGCATGGGATGGCGCAAAAAGAAAAAGCCGATAGTTCGAGCTACCGGCTTCCTTTGAAACTTGTCATAAGGGTCCAACCAATGACTTCTTTAAATTTAGCAGTTCATGAACCAAATGTCGATCCCAAGCCACTGCCAGTGATTGAATGGAAGGGGTTGCGTGTTGTTACGACTGAAACGCTGGCCGCAGGTTATGGTTCTGATGAGGCTAATATTAGGAAAAACCTTTCGCGCAATGCCAGCCGCTTCATTGAGGGCATCCACATCTTCACCATTAAAGGCCAAGAGCTGAAGGATTTGCGAGTGACTAATAGTCACGCACAAATTTCGAGCAAAGCCCGCTCTGTTGTTTTTTGGACCGAAAAGGGCGCGGCCCGTATGTCGAAGATTGTTGATACTGACGAAGCATGGGCCTTTTTCGAACGCCTTGAGGATGCTTACTTCCGTCCAACTCCATCAATGGGTATCCCGCTGACCTATGAAGCAGCTCTGGAAGACCTCCTGACAAAAGTGAAAGAGAACCGCATTATTGCTGAACAGCGCGATCGTGCAGTTAAAGAGAAGCGCTGGATCTCTGAGAAACGCGAAGTAACCGCGATGGCAACAGCTTCCGCTGCTGTTCGTGCCAAAAACAAACTGGCGGAACGCATCGGGGAAGGAAAAAACTATGCCGCCATTATCCCGGTAGAGAAGAAGCTCGGACAGAAATTCAAATGGCAGCCACTGCGCAAGTGGTGCAGGGAGAATAGCGCCGAACCGCATGAGGTTGAGGATCCGCGTTTTGGCACCGTGAAGTCCTGGCCTCGCGCTGCATGGATGGCGGTGTACAACGTGGATTTGCGCAAGATCTTTTAATCGGCGTAAAAGTCCGCCAATCCGCCGATTTCTCAGCCAATCGACATCCCAACCCGCTTAACTGCGGGTTTTGTCGTTCCTGCTGATCTCGCCGTCAACAGATGGTAGGATTCATTTGATACCAAAAAACTGGAGAAGCTACATGGAACAAGACCAATTGCAGCGCTTGGCAGAGGAAGTTGCTGCTGCCTATTTACGCTATCTTAAACATAAAACTGGTGATGATAAAGTTACATATGATGGAGTCACGAAGCGTGTTGTATTTGAAGAGTTGGTGTTTGCTCTCGTTGGTGTGTCTCACTACAATGCTAAAAACTCACCAGAGCACCCAATTTTAAGCGATCCACATAAACATCTTTCTGAGATGATAAATATATTCACCAAGCCATACACGATTACTGATTTTGGTATTAGGGTTGTTGAGCATCTTAACGAGATATCCATCCATAAAGAGCGCGGGGCTGCGATGTGAACAAGTTACTGATCATATTGCTTGCCTGTGTTTTTTTATCAGGATGCGATAAGAAAAGTGATGATGTGTTATTAACTGAGGCGAAATCATCGGTAAAAAGAACTCTTGCAAAAGATTATAAGCAAGGTGAATGCCGAAGATGGCAGAGTATGAGCAGTAATAAAATAGCGCCTAAGGCAAGAATGATTGCTGTCTGTGATTCCAACTTCAACATAAACAATGGAGTTACATTTTCAGAAATGAAGGTTTACCGACACAAAAGAGGTAGCGCTGTATGTGGCATGGTTTCTGGGAAAACTGATATAAGTAAGATAGGGGCGAAATTTGTGTATGTCGATAGCAATGAATCACCTTTTATTAAAATGTCTAAGTACCCAGTGCAATTGTCTGGAAGTGAAACTTCAAGAAAAATTGTCGAACAACTAGTTGGCGTGTTTAACGATTCTTACGAGTCTTGGTGTAATTAAAGATGCATTGTAAATGACCGGCCATTGGCCGGTTTTTTTATGTCTGGAGAAAATATTATGGCTACAACGGTTGGTGAAATTGAAATAATCATAAAAGCTGAAACAGACCAGCTGTTGAAAGCAAATAAGCAAGTCGATCGCATTACCGACAACATGGAGTCTAGCTTTAAAAAGGCAGATAGGTCAGCCGAAAAGCTAAACACAACAGTAACGAAAACTGCTGGCGCGGTATCTGGTGGATTGAGATCTGGTATGCAACAGGCTGGTTATCAGATTCAGGACTTCATTGTACAGGTGCAGGGTGGACAGTCTGCGCTGGTAGCCTTTAGTCAGCAGGGATCTCAGCTTGCTGGGGCGTTTGGCCCAGGAGGTGCTGTTTTTGGTGCCGTTATTGCGCTAGGGTCTGTTTTGATTGGTTCTCTGTCCGCTGCGTTAGGATCAACAAAAGATGAGATGGAGCAGTTAAAGACAGCAGCGGAGACGCTCAACAAAGTAGTCGTTATTAACAGTCAAGGGGTGGCTGCGCTTTCTAATGACTATGCCAGACTGGCAGCGACTAACGCCACACTTGCTTCTCAGTTAAGAGATAACGCAATTCAACAGTATGAAATAGCGGTCAGGGACGCTGGCAAGGCAATAACAAATATAATTGATGAGCAATCATCTTGGTGGAGAAGTTTGAATGGCGGCGTCGCGAATGTTAAAGCATTTGGCGGTGCCATGGATCTAATGGAGATTAGCGCCAGTAATTTCAATGACGCCATTAAGCAAGCAACGTCACTAGGCCCAGCATTTAATTCCTCGACCATGACGTTGGTTAACACGGTTGCTATGCTGTCCAGTCAGTTTGATATTTCTGATGATGCAGCTTTTGGCTTGGGTAAAAGGCTAACTGAGCTTGCTAAAAATCCATCCCCACAAGCGGTAAGTTCTCTTGTTGATTACATGAGGGCTCTTAAGCCATCGACGCAGGATGGCGCAGACGCCATATCAAACCTTGAAAAAAGAATTCTCGATGCTGCTGCCGCAATGCAACAGGCACATGATAATGGCGAGGCACTAAAGAGAACGCTAAATGAGCTAAAAACAGAGGCGCAACAGGCTAATTTTGATGGAATTAGCAAGCAACTTGAGGCGCAGAGAATAGCTCTAACCAAAGGCAAGCAGGCGGCCATTGAATACGGGATTGAGCAACAAGACCTGACTCGCGAACAAAAAGATCATCTTATTGCGGCGTCAAGAATAAATGCTCAGCTGGAAGAAGAAAAAGAAAAACGAGATAAGGCAGCAAAAGCAAGCTCCAGACACTCATCATCTGTTGATGCGGCTAAACAAGCCCTAGAGAGACAAAGCAATGCACTGGCTCGCCTGAACACTGGGTATGCCGATGGTTCACTGGAACTGGCTCAGTATGATGCTGTAATGGCGTTAGGCAGCAAGGCGACCAATGAACAGATAGCTCAGGCCAAAGAGCAGGCAAAAGCCATATGGGAAGTGACAACGGCCATTAAGAACCGCGCTCAGGCCGAGCAAGCAAGGCGATTTACAGACCAGGAAATTGCGGCCAATAAAACAACTCCCGACGCCTTTACAGGAGACGCGCAAGACCCGGCAGCCAATATAAATCTTCAGGAACAGCGGAAACTAGATGCACTAGAACAGTATCAGCAGATGGGTGTGTTGAGCGCTCAGCAATACGAGGATGCTAAAACAGCGATTCAGCAACAAGCTGCAAATGAGCGAATTAATATAGCCAGAACGGAAGCCCAGAGGCAGGTTGATGTGGTTAACACCATGCTCAACGGAATTTCTCAGGGATTCGACGGGTTGGCTACTATTATTGCCAACAGCAAAGGCAAGAACAATACAGCATTTAAGGCTCTTTTCGCGATCAGTAAGGGGTTTGCCACTGCTCAGGCGGCGTTAAACCTTCAACTGGCGATTTCTAATGCGATGGCATCCGGACCGTTCCCGTGGAATATGGCTGCAATGGCCCAGGTCGCAGCAGCAGGCGGTTCCCTGATATCCAGCATTGCTAGCGTTGGTTATAGCGGTGGTCGCCGCTACGGCGGCACGGTATCAGCCGGCAATGCCTACCGCATCAACGAAGATGGACGCTCTGAAATCTTCCAGACTGCAGGTGGGCAGCAGGCATTTATCCCGAACCAGTCAGGGAAGATCATTCCTGCTGATAAGGTTGGAGGTGGTGGGTCGTTTAATCCTGTAATGAACCTTACGATAAATACTACGGGAGGAATTGGAAATGAGGAGATCGCAAGGCTGCGTAAAGTGTGGAACAACGACATGCTGAAGATGATGGTAGACCAGAGCACTCGTCCGAACGGTTTACTTCAAGGTCGTAGAAAATAAGCGGCGTTTAAGCCGCTTAATAATTCACTCCTGACCAACTCCCGTTTTCACTATCTCTTCAATGATATCGTTAACGGTATCGGCTGCCGCTCGAAGTTCTTCCTTTGATGTTGAGTCGCTTTCAAGTTCATCAAAATTCATTGAGCGAGTTCCCGCAAGCCTCATAAGAGCTTGCTTTTGATCTTCGTTGAGCGTTGCGATTACGTAGCTGAGTACTGTTTTTACAGCCAATCCAGTTAGTAGTTCATTAGAAGGTGCAGCCATGTTTTTAACCTCTTACTTTGATGGATAAATGACCGTAATTGTAACATGCAAAACATTACAAAAATAAATTTATAAGGGCTTAAATATGCCAGAAACATTCACATGGACACCGCAGCGAGCTTACCAAGTTGAACGTACCCCAAACGTAGCCGTTGTTAAGCTCGGTGACGGTTACGAACAGCGACAGGTGAAGGGTATCAATCCACTGATGGATAAATACTCGCTCACCTTTCGCGGCGTCAGCGGAGCGTGCCGCAGTAACCCTGCGAAGGATGCTGAGGCATTCCTCAAGGCCAGGGGGGCGGTTGAATCGTTCTACTGGACGTCATCCGATACGGGAGTGAGGAAGCTGTTTGTCTGCCGATCCTGGAATATGACAAAGACCGGGCCGCTGTTTGAACTGACGGCCACTTTTGAACAAGTACCACGATAAGCCGAAAGGCGGGAGACAGTTATGACTTTAGAACAACGTGTTGAAGAGTTAGAGGCTATGGTTGATTCAATGAAAGCACAGATGGAAGAAGTTATTAGCGCTCACACCTGTGCTTATAATCAAATCACTGCGAAATTAGATCAAATTGCCGTAATTCAAGCTGAACGCAAGGCTTGAATAGCAAGTTTTTCAATCTCACCGATGGTTTTATTCTTTATCTCATCTGGCGCTATATCTAGGTTTACCGAATGAAATTGGTCATTAGGGCCAATCAAATTAGCTTTTAATTTAAATGTATTTCCAGCGACCGCAAAAGAAATAAAGTCAATAGCGTTTAATTTCAATTCTGACATTATTTTTCCTTTATCAGAGGTAATCAGCCATCCCCCTTCGATGGTTACGTCAGTGTCCCACCACTGACGGGCTGAGCTTACACGTTAACCAGGGTTATCAGTAAGCAACATCCTGATATTCAAACAGTAGCCACCACTTGGTGGCTTTTTTTATGGGAGTTTGCCGTGCGCGACATACCAGCCAGTATGATTATTGATAGCGTCGACGCCGGAGTAGGCGCGTTTATCGACCTGTTCGAAGCCGACCTGCAACCCTTTGGCGGAGACCTTATCCGGTTCCATTCCGGCACCAATGGATATTACGGAAATGTGATCTGGAAGGGGAATCAGTATCAGGCATACCCGATAGCAGTCGAAGGGTTCGAGTCAAAGAACGAAGGCACATATGCCCGGCCAACAATGGTGGTGGCGAACGTCACGGGTTTACTGACGGGCATAAACCATGACTTCGACGACATGCTTGGGGTGGTGATCACCCGCCGTCAGGTTCCGGTGAAATACCTGGACGCGGTGAACTTCCCCAATGGCAATCCTGACGCAGATCCGACGCAGGAAGCGGTTTCCCGCTACGTTGTTGAGGAGATGACGGAAGAGACGTTCGAGCAGGTGACCTACACGCTGGCGACACCGATTGACTGCGACAACGCTATCATCCCGGCGCGAACCATCCTTGCCGACGTCTGCCAGTGGCTGTATCGCGGGGTCGGGTGCGGATATGACGGGCCGCCGGTTGCAGATGAGCGCGACAATCCAACCACTGACCCGGCAAAAGATAAGTGCTCTCACCGCCGTAGCGGCTGCCGCTTCCGTTATCCACGACCGGAACCAATGCCAATCAGCAGCTTCCCCGGCTCTCAGAAGGTTTCATGATGCAGGAATTACTCGATTATGCGGCATCGTCGCAGGATGAGGTGTGCGGCTTAATCCTGGATGGCGGGCAGTTGTTCCGCTGTCGGAATGTTCACCCGGAGCCTGGAAAGCACTTCCGAATCAGTGATGATGAGTGGCTGGCGGCCGAGGAGGCTGGAGAGGTGACTGCGGTATTCCACTCTCACCCAATGAACAGCCCGGTTCTGTCCGGCGCCGACCGTAAATGCCAGGTTGCATCGGGCCTTCCATGGGTGCTGGCCTGTAACGGGAAAATCAGAACGTTCAGGCCGGTGGATTACTTTTTGGGGAGGCGGTTCGAGCACGGAGTGACTGATTGTTACACGCTATTCCGTGATGCGTATCACCTGTGTGGCATTGACCTCCCTGACTTCGAAAGGACGAATGGCTGGTGGCTGAGAGGGGAGAACCTTTATCTGAACAACATGTCGCGCAATGGCTTCAATCAGGTATCGCCGGGAGAAGCGCTGCCAGGTGACGTAATAATCAGGCAACCATTCCCCGGAGCTGACCCTTGCCACGCAATGATTCTGCTCGATGACAATATGGTTCTTCACCACGATTGCTCAGGGCATTTAAGCCGGAGAGAGCAAATGCGCCCGGCATACGTTAAGCAGATGCATTCCATATGGAGACATGAACAGTGCTCATCTTTAAATTTGCAGGGCATTTACGCCGACATTTCCGCAAAGTCGAGCTGAGCGTTGATACCCCTGCCCAGGGCATTCGTCTTTTGCTTGCTCAGAATCATGAGTTCAAAAAAGCATTCCTGAACGCCAGAGTAAGAATGCGAGTGGCGGGTGAGGATGTTGAAACGTCTTCGGTGCAGTGGCACATGGATCGGCGCCTGAAGGATGGCTCTGTAGTGCTGTTTGTCCCGGTGATTGAGGGGGCGGGACTTGAGACCAGTACGATAGTTCTCATTGCCTCACTGGTGCTGTCTGCCGCCTCGGTTGCTTACTCCATCTACATGTCCCGGAACATGAAAAGCAAAACTTCAGCGGAAGCGGCCGAAACAAACACCCTCACGAATAACTCGTTTACCAGTGCAGAAAACAGGGTCGGACAGGGGCATCCTGTCCCCATACTCCTCGGCGAGATGGAGGTCGGCAGCAACGTAATAAGTCTCGGGATCGACACATCTAATAATTCCGACTGGGAAGAATCAATCAGCTAAGGTGGCGCTATGTCTTCAGGTGGCGGTAAAGCATCAACCCCAAAACTACTCGACGATAACCTCAAATCAAAACAATTCTATCGGGTACTGGATCTGATATCTGAGGGGCCAATCGCGGGCCCGGTGGATCAGGAGCACCTGTCTTCATTCAAGCTGAATAAGACGCCTATCACTGACTCGAACGGTAATGTCAACGTGAACGGCATTAGTGTTGCCTGGCGACCTGGATCGGAAACTCAGGAGCCAATCAACGGCTTCTCTGCAATCGAAGCGACGACCATTGTTAACACTGAGGTCACTTACGATACCCCGCTGGTTAGAACCGTGACAGATCAGGACGTGACCCGCGTTCGTTTTAACATCGGCGTCACCGGGCTCATGGAGCAGGACTCCAAGGGTAACCAGAAAAACACCTCTGTAACGATGGTTATCGAGACCAGAACTGGCTCGTCGGGCTGGGTCATGGAGAAGACGGTGACGATTACAGGGAAAATCTCTGGCGAGTACCTTGAGGCGCACGTCATTGATGCCCCCGACACCAAACCGTTTGATATCCGCGTTCGCCGCATTACGCCTGACAGCAGCAGCGATTTGCTGTCAAACGGGACTGTTTGGAACAGCTACAGCGAGATCACCGACGACAACCTTAGCTATCCGTTCTCTGCTGTTGCCGGCTCAGTCATCGACCGTGACCAGTACACCGACACGCCGAGCCGCACATATCATCTTCGCGGGCTGATCGTTGACGTACCGGATAACTACGAGCCAATTGCCAGAACTT